CTCGAAAGTTACCCATGGGAGAGAAGCTAAAGCTCCTCTCATTGACCCCAAGAGACCCAAAGGTAGAAGTAAGAACGGTAAACCGTCCTTTAGGAACCTTCTTTCTTTGGCTCAGGTACTGCACCGTAAAGGTGCAATTCCACGCTCTTGGCTTTCGCGTTTGTGTGTTGTGCACAATGCGAAAGATGACTTTATTACAACAATTGGATTTAGGGAGAAGACCTTGAGAGACTCCCTACCTGTCTTGTACGCGTGCTATGAAGCTGCTCACGGCTCGACGACTGGATCCATGAATGGATCCAGGAATCAAGCTATTGGAGCAGGCCTCATCAAACTCGTTGTGACTTACCTCAATAATGGGATGGCTCCCATCAAGGAGTTCTGTCATAACGCGAGAGAGAGGGCCTGCACCAGGAACAATATTCCAGCACACGTTGCTTGCCAACTTCACTTCGCTTCAACACTCAGTCGGAACTGGGGGGACCCCAAGTTCTTCGAGAAGACTAAGAGTTTCAAGCGGAGGGAAGCGCAGTCAAGAAAAGCCACGACAGCAAGATTTCATTCACATGATCCAACGGATCATGAGTGCCTCGATGCACTGTATTTCTACGTGAAGAAAGTCTGTACGCTGTTTAAAGCTCAATCCTTGACACAGGACAGGTGGGAGAATCCTAGGGTTCAACCCTTAATGGCAGACAAGGCATGCTTCGACAAGTCACCTGAGGGCAAGAGATACAAGGTTTATGAATCACTTTATCATCAAGCTCAGGACTACTACAGGGGATCACTAGAAGGCTCGACCGGAGGTCGAGGTTCTTTTGACCCGAGAGTGGACCTGGCTGATGATTCGGTGGCTTCAATTACCATTGAGCTCTGTCATCAGATAACTAAGAAGAAGCGTTCACCCAAAATCGATCTAGCTACCATCCCAGAGTGGGGAGAGAAGATCCGAATTGCGACATTTCATGAAGCTGTGCAAGCACATGCGTCACGAGTGGCTCAATCCAGACTCCTCCCTCTACTCAAGTGGTTCAGACCGACTCGGGACCAGCTTGGGGACCGACCAGTACTCTTAACCAACCCTTACGCTCCAAAATCATTATGCAAACTGTACAGTGCAGACCTAAGTGCCGCTTCGGACTATCTAAACCACGATGTGGGTTTGACAGTTCTACACGGTCTTTGGGATGGACTGTTCACAGAGGACGATGATGAATGGGCGTGGAGGGCGGGTCTTGAAACGATGGTCGGGCCTCACAACCTAGACGGAAAAGACACAATTCGAGGGCTCCACATGGGGACCGCTCTAACCTGGGTCATTCTCTGCTTGGTCAACTGCTGGGCAGCTTCACACACCCCCATGACCTCCTACGTTGTGCATGGTGATGACCTACTAGGGCTCTGGACTCCTGAACAGTACAAACTGTACTGCGAGAGACTTGCCAGAGCCAAGTTAGTCATCAACCAAGCCAAGACTTGGGTAGGTAACAGGGGGGTTTACTGCGAACGCCTTGTCGCCATAGCCGATCGCTCCTATCCCTTCGCTACTGACATATGTAGTGACAAAGCTGGAATGTTCTGGGCCGTAACCCGAACTGCTTGGAAAGCGCAAAGCGCTCTCCTAGCTTCCAACAAGTCATCCACACATGGCGCGCGTACTCTCATGCGTTGGACTCGACCCCATAGTCGTCGTCTTCCGCTTGAGATGGGAGGGGATGGGAGGTTGCCAAAAGACCTGACGATGAAAATCAAAATCATGAACTCCTTGTTGAGAAACGGTCCACCCAGGGTGTCCACGCTCACGAAGAAAGGGCAACAATCACTAGCGAAAATTGAGTCCGGCAAAGGATATCAACTAAGCCAGGAAGAGGTTGCTACCTTTCTTCGGAGACAATGGACGTGGGTTTACCGCGCCAACAACAAAGAGTGTGAGCCATTCGAGAAACCCCGCCTGTCTGACAAAAGACATGCGAAGAGACTCTACCAGCTCGCCATGATTAAGAAGTCACCGCCTAGTCCATCCGTTTCAGCTCAACTGATCTCTTCGACTCACGTCTTAAAGAACTATTGTGCTAGAACGAAGGCAACCCTGCGATGGGCAACCAATTGTTGTAATAAATATGGGAATCGCCGGATATCCCAGAAAGCTGTGTGCGTTGCGATACGCGCACTCTTGTCGCCGAAACGAGCAAGGTACGGCATCAGCGAGGTACACGGATCTCTGAAACTCCAAGGGCTGCTCCCAGTGAGCAGCCGAGGGAAGGAATTCAGTGAGACTGAACTCCTCCAGCTGATGACCAACTAGACCTGTTACTAGATTGCATGACAATCTGCGCAGGTC